TTAACTTTTGCTAAATCCTGCACATCTCCTGTAACTTCGTATATTGTATGATGAAACTCTGTTTGTGTCATATCCGCTGGGTCTTCGATAGTCTTCCTTAATAATTGTGGTAAGTTAAACTCGTACCATGTCCAATCCCTATCTCCATCTGTACTTCCGTCACCATATTCATATCCATCATCAATAATTAGATAACCTGTCTTTACAATATTTCTATGAAATGATGTAGTCATTGGACTGCCTGGATATACAATATTTCTTTGAGTATTCTCGTGAGCATGTAAGTCTCCTGCAAATACAGTCTCAAACTTATCAAATCTTTCTAGTTCTACTTCGGGCATAACATGAGGAGGTATCTCGCCTCTTACATGAGTAAATAGGTATGTTGCATCTATAGATTCTATACTACCTTTTTTGTGTAAATCTGCATACGGAAGAATTGCCCAATCATCTTCATAGTATGTATCTGTAATAACCTTAACATGAGGGTTAAGTTCAGTTGTTACTCTCTTTAAGTTGTCAAAGAAAGTTTTGTTCTTTCTAGTGGCTTCATGGTTGCCATCATAGATAATTGTTCTTACTTGTGTTCTTTTAACAAAGTCAAAATATAAAGTAAGTTCGTCCATAGAAGGGACTCGATCAAACAAGTCCCCGCCTATGATATGAAGATCAACTTCATGATTATCTACTGCTTCCTGCACTTGTTCAAAGAACATTTGATAGCGTGAGCAAGCCCATGCTACAGGTACGTTCTTTTGTCCAAGTTTAATATGCCAGTCTGCTGTAAATAAAATCATCCTAATAGTTCATCCCCAGGTGTCCATTCACACCCTGTTAATCCACCTGCTTTAATGCCTTGCAAAGTTCTAAGAACTTCATGAGCATTTCTGCCTGTGTCAAGTGCGTTAACACTTACATGTTGTATTATATCATTTCTGTCAATGATAAAAGTAGCTCTATAACATACTCCTACTTCTTCATGAACTATTCCTAGTTTAGAAGATAGTCCTAAGCCACAGTCTGCGGCCAAAGAGTGTTGTATGTTTCCAATGAGTTCATTATCTTGTTTCCAAGCTAATTTACAAAACTCATTATCACCACTAATACCAATAACATTAGCTTCCCCTACTAACATATCCATTCCCGCAATTTCTGTTGGGCATATGAAAGTAAAGTCTTTTGGATAGAAGTATATAACTGTGTAATCTTTTTTCAAAGGTTCGTACTGTTCTGTGACAGATACGGGTACAAAGTTATTATCTTTGTCTACACCCTGCAGTGTAAAGGCAGGGAACTTCTCTCCAACGCCTATCATGATACGTCAAACTCGCTAGAAATATCTTCTGAAACTTCTGAAGAACCTTCATTTTGAATCTCTCTTAGTAACGCTAGTTGAGCATCAGCAGTTGGTCTAACAAGTACTTCGTCCATAGACTTAAGGTCTTTAACTAAAGCTTGTTCCCACTCTTCTAATTCTCTTGGTTTACATTTTAAAACTGCTAACTGATATTCCACATTAAATACCTGTGGTCCAGTTTTCTTTCTTTTAAAATATATGTCGTAACCAGTTGTATAATCGGTTGGGTCTCCCAACTCTTCCATAGCAACTAGTATTTGGTCAAACAATTTTCTTTTTAAGTTTAACACTTTGATAGACTTGTCTGAATAGTCTATACATTGAACCGCATAAGACCAACCACACTTTAAGTCTGGATAAAAGTCTTTTACATGGTCTGGTTCAACATTTGTGAAGGCTTCTGAATTTCTGTCGAATGACAAACACTCCATAGGAATGTTTTTGTTGTTCTTGCCTTTGACCCAGTAAACGTATCTCGGTAATAAATCACCAACAAGTCTTACATGATGGTCTTCTCCACTCGCATAGTTATATGTTACGATGGAATTTTTTTGGGCTGAGCCCTTTGTTGTATTAAAGCCAATAGCCATAATATTCTCCTATAATGTCTCCTCGAACTTAAAGTGAATCCTTTTATCTTTAATTTCAAGCAGTCTGTTTTTATTAATAATATCTTCTGATATTGGACATACCAGAAGGTCTAGTGTGGTGTCTTTGTTTTGAACATACTCATAGTAGTTTCTGAATGACGCGACACCTGCATATTCAGCTACCTCTTTGTCAGAGTATGTTCTACCAACGTCAAGTAATTCCTGGGGATTAAGTAGGAAAGACTTGCCGCCAAAATTATACTGATAAAATTTAAACGTTTTATCGTGATAATTTTTAGGGTGTATCTTAAATGTAATAATTCTAAGTATTGTAATTATGTCAGCGACATTGCCGTTGCTTGCTTTTACAATCCTATTCCAATTAAATAATAACATATTATATCAAAATTTTGAGTTCTTGTCAAGAACTATTTTCCAGTAGGTTTCGTAATAGACTGTTCAGAAGGTTTTTGCAAACTTTCTGCATATTCACCGCTAATCGTAGCGTGTACTCCTTGTTGAGCCATTTGTATCATATTTCCGTGATATACGTAGCTTCCACAATGGCTAAGTTCAATAAATGGGAGAGTCCATATATCAATACCATTCTTTCTAGCTGTCTCACAGAACATGTAATCTTCACTTAGATATCTGTTTTGTTCATTTATAATACAGTCAAAGAAAGCTGTTATCTGCTCTCCTGGAGCAAACTCTCCTTCTCTTATATGGTCTGGAGTATATTTTCTTTCTGGCATTGTTGGTTCAAGAGTTTCAAATACGCTTCTGTGTATCATCATAAATCCTGTACCACCTTCTTGTACTTTTACAGGTTCATATACTGGAACTTGATTGTTTTCATACTCACCAGGCAAAGGATTAAATACCATATCACCTGCTACTTTTTCTAGTCCCATAGGGTTGTTATCAAAGTTACCACTTTTTGCAGCATGTAATACTTTTTCCCATGCTATAGTTTTCTTTGGGTAAAGCCCTGTCATTATTTTATACTGTTCTGGATTGTCTGCCATTAAATGCCACATATACATTAAATCCATATCTGACCAAGCAATATCGCTATCTATAAATAATAAATAATCACAATCACTTTTTAAAAAATTAGCAACACAATAGTTTCTTGCTCTAGTAATTAAACTTTCATTGAATAAATAATATAACTGTAAGTGTAGTCCTTGATTCATACAAGTACTGACAGTCTGCATTAGACTTCTAGTATAAAATCCATGGCACATTCCTCCATACATTGGTGTACCTAAAAACACTTTTGTTTTTCTCATTGCTTCAATATTTAATTGTATTTGTTGTTCACTCATAATACTTTTACCTCATATCCTTCTCTTATATAAAAGCCCATTCTAGCACTTGCTTGACGAGCTGCTGTTTTTCCTTTTAAATTGATATCCACAATTATTGGTTGCTTCTTACCTTCCTTTTTTCTTATTACCCTACCAATTAACTGTGTTAATAACGGGTCATTATTAACAGGTGTACCTAGTACTAAACAACTTAAATCATCTAAAGATATTCCTTCTGAGAATATAGATTGCGTACCAAATAATATATCTTTTTCATCAGTTTTTAACTGCTTTAATGTAGTTTCCCTATCATCAAAGTCCATATCTCCAGTTATAGATACGGCTCTATCTCCTACTAATCTTGCGCACATTTTCAGTAAGTGTACTCTATCTGATACTACTAAAACTTTGTGTCCTTCTGCTGCATATTTTGATGCTATCAGAGCAACTGTATCTACATACTCTACATTATGTGTCAAGTCATTAACTCTTTCCGCCCAAGGAGTAAATGAACCATCTAGAAATCTAATATCAGTTTTATAAATGTGTATACTAGGAATAAGATAATTCTCTCTAGGCGGTCTAAAAAGAGTATTCCCAAAATAGTCTCTAAAAACTACGTGCCTACCATCTTTACGCTCTAATGTTCCTGTCAAACCTATCTTATATCTTGTAGGCATTTCATCTACAATTCGTGTAAAAGTAGGACTACTAACATGATGCATTTCGTCTAAAATCAATGTTCCAAATTCGTTCTTTATATCGTCCATTTTTCGGTATAAACTTTGAATATTCCCAATAACTATAGGAGCATCAATATTAAAGACACCACCACCTATCACGCCAGCTTTAATTCCAAAACATTTTTCTACCTCTTTTTCCCACTGCGCTCGTAATGATGTTGTATGTGTTACAACTAGTGTTTTCTGACTAAGCTTACCCGCTATAGAAATACCTGTAAAAGTCTTTCCCCAACTTACCCAAGCGTTAATTATAGCGTTGTCTTGTATGTCGTCATATACAACTTTCTGCGAAGGTCGTAAATCAAACTTAAAGTCTGGAAAGCTCGTTTCCACACTAACACGCTTGTCGACTATTTCGTAATCATCTGGGATTAAATCCAATCTTCCCATAGGTATGGAAATCAAATCATCACGAATATACTTAATTGTTTTAAATACTTGTGGAGGGTCTTGAGGCATACGAGGAGGTATAGTATAAGTAAGTTCTTTCTCGATAGAATTATGCAAATCTTTAGTGACTTCCATATAGATTCTGTTACTAAGAACTGCTTTCATTTATCTTATTCCTCAAATTAGTACTAGAAAAAGAGTGTTGTCTACTTGTATACCAAACTTCATGCAGCCCTTTTCCTGTAAATTCTTTTTGTGTATAATCTTCTCCTACGAATCTTATATGTATTTCAGTAGCCTCTAATAAATCAAGTAGACTTTGTTCCGTATCATAAGGAATAATCTCATCAATATATTTCACTGCCCTTAGTTGTATATATCTTTCAAATACAGACTGCACTGGTTTATTTTTATCTTGTCTATCAATACTAGGGTCTGTTTGTAATCCAACTATTAGATAGTCGCAATTCTTCTTTGCTTCTTTAAGCATTACTATATGCCCTGCGTGTAGTAAATCAAAACAACCACAAGTAAATCCTATTCTCATAATCCGTATGCCTCTGCCACTTCTGGTATGTAATCTCTTATATTCATATCTCTCCATTTATCTAATGTTCTTAATTTATTTTTTAGTGATTCTACTTGACTACTATCGTGAGCAGTATTAGGAATACCATGCCAGTTAGATATTAAGTGTTTATATTCATCTGGAAAATTAGTTATACACATGTCAGCTGGCTCCATACATTGTGTAATATTAACTTTAATATTTTCTTTCTTTGCCCATTGCTCTAGTTCTAAATAATAAGGAGCGCTAAGCACACTTTGTAAAGAAGCTATTTGTACTTCTGCAAACTTTTTATATTTGTTTATATTTTTCTCCATAATAGTCCAATCAGACCCACTTCTAACATACTTTGCCTTCTCGCCAATAACATCTACGGATACTAATATTAGTAGATTTGAAAATCTTTTTAATTGTTTTACTACTGCAGGATTCCATATTGTTGCATTTGTAGTAATTTCAATCTCTACATCAGAAGGAAGTTTAGTTAATAAATAAGCCAAGTGCTTTACCATCATAGGCTCACCACCTGTTATTTCTATTCTTCTAACATCATGTTTAAGTATTTTGTTTAAATTGTCTTCTGTTATCCAATTATTTATTTCTGGTGTTATATCTAAATAATGTATTTTATTATTTTCATGTTCTATTGCTTCCTTCATAATAGAACTACTAGAGCGAGGCCAACAACTTATACATTTTAAATTACAAGCATTGCCCAAAGCTAAATCAAAATGTGTAACTCCTTCTCCAGGGTCTGCCCACATTTTATTTATTCTCCACTTATTCAAACCATAAGGACTAGTGCTTAAAAACCTTTTACTAGTCATACCTATATCTTCTTTTACTTTGCAATTTTCACAAAACTTATGATATCTCATACTTGCCAAATCTTCTTTTGCTTGTATTACATCAGGAGTATTTTTATATTCTTCTACTGTCATATCTGCTATATTATATTTAGTATCATCTTTACTTATACAACAAAATCTATACTTACCATCTGTGTCTACTTTTACTCCATGGTCTAACCAAGCGCATGAAGTCATACAAAAACTATTTAAAAGTCTTAAGTTTTCTTCTTTCCAATCTGCTTGTACCTTCCTATGGTTATTATCCCAAGGACTAGACCATCCTACTTTAGTTTTTCTTTCTTTTATATGGGCAGGTAAGTAGTGTCCTAAGGCTTCTCTTAACACATACTTGTAAGTGCCTGTTTCATAGTCTATGTGTGGTTTAAATTTTTGTACACCTGCTTGTCTAAATATGTATCTAGCAAAGTTTTGTCCTAAAAATACAGGTCTTGATTCCATTCCAAACATACCACAAGTTTGGTCAGCTGCTAAAACATTCTGCTCAGAAGTTACTAAAAGGTCAAAAAATAATCCATTGTTAAATGTATCTGTTTTTGACCATATTCTTTTTGGTATCCACTCTTTGTGTTGTTTTAACCCGAAGTTTACTGTGTCATTATCATAGCCAATATTAAATCTTTTAGCATGATGAGTATAGCCAGTAAAAAATTCGTCTGCACTATCTCCTGTTAAAATTACTTTGCAACCATCTTCGGACGCAGTCTTACACATTAAATATCTAGGCGCTTGTCTATTCTTATCTACCCATGAAGTGTGCGTATTATTTACCCACATATTACCATAAGCATTTACATCCTCTTTCTTCAGAGTTACTACTTTATAGGGAATGTTCCACTCTTTACAAGTTTTTATAGCTAAATCTTTCTCACCCATAAAGCCTTTATGAGTATGATATTCTCCTTCAATATCTTCATAACCACAGATATAAGCAGTCAAGTCTAGTCCCATGTCTTTTACAACGGATAAAACAAATGTACTGTCTAGTCCTCCACTTAAAAATATACCTGTCTTTTGTTTATTATTTGCTACTTTTCTCATAGAAGTTACAAGTTTATCTTCTAGTTCAGGAATATTCATAGGCTCAGATTTTATACTGTAGTAATCCCACATATTTTTCTGACTTATCTTTTTAGTTTTAATATTGTAAGTTATTACTTGTCCTGGTGCTACTTTCTTTACATTTTTATAAGGACTTAAATGTCCTGTCCATATTGGATTTCTATCAAAATGTTTCCATTTATCCATATCAACTTCTTTACTAAAAATACTTCTTAAACTTGTAGATGCTGTAAATTCTTTATCATCTAGTTTATACCATAAAGGCTTCGCTCCAAAATGGTCTCTTGCAATTGTAATTTCATCATCTTTGTAATAAGCAAAAGAGCCATGCCAATCTGCAAACTCAATAAATTTAAACCCATAAGTCTCATATCCATCAGCTAAGAACTTAGTGTCATTCGCAATATTGGAATCATACATTTCTCCATTAAATACTAGATGATTACCTTTCTTAGTTTCGTAAGGCTGTACTTGATGTTCTCCATTTATATCTAAGAGTACATGCCCCATAGCTATACGACTATCATTCCAATAACTTACATCATCAGGCCCTCTAAATCTCTGGGCTTCTGTCATAGGCTTTATTCTATCTACTTCAGTTGTTACTACAAATCCGCACATCTATTCTACTCGAAACCAATCGATAATTGTATCTTCTCTTATATCTGCCCATCTGCCGAACTCTACATCAAACATAAGTATTCTACCACCTAGTTTATCTCCATCATTTAACGCACGTGCATCCATACCCTTAGTATGTTCAGGTACTAGAGTCATTTCTCTTTGTTTTGTTTCGCCTGTTCTTAAGTCTTCGTACTTAACTAGACAAATCCCCTTCTCCAGTTTCTTCACTAATTTTTCTAAATTCATTGCTATCCTTTAAATCTGGCATATTATCGCCATACTGTTCTCTACATTCTTCTTCAAATTCTGAATCGAAATATGTAGAGTGTTCTGTTATTTTTTTCTTACTTAATGCTTCTTGTACTTTTGAATTTTTCTTTAAGTTTTCTTTCAACATATACTCAGACATTTCTTCTTCGGCAAGTGCACGTAATCGTGGTTTCTTACCAAATATTTTCTCGTAGTTTTCGTCAAATTTATTCTTATCTTCAGGGCGACGTTTAGACCCTTTTCCTCCATGCCAGTTAGCCATCGTCTGCTAAACTCCTTATTAACTCTAAGAGTTCTTTGATAGTTTCCAAGTCTTGCTCGTTTTCAGTATCAATTTCTATTTGTATCTTCACATTTTTCTCCATGTGTCTTTCTTTTGTTTTGTTGAGTACTCCCATATTTTCCAAGGGAGTCCTTTTTTGTATATTAAACCTACCCAAGTATGGTCAGAAAGGGGAGGTCTACGTTCTATAAATGGGTAAGGAACATCTTTTATCCATACTACTGTTGCTATTTCTTTTAGTTCAAGTTTCTTTATCTTATGATATTTAATTTGTACTGTATGTGTTTTCTCATGTACAATTACTTTTCCTAAGCTATCAATAAATAACTTTCCTCTATGCTTGTTCATTGCTATTTCATCTTCTATCATATAGCGTAGAGGATATATACTTTTCATCGGAGTTTGCAACCTTCTTTCTCCTAAAGTTTCTCCTAACATATTAGTATCATCAACTACTTGGTCTTCTATCCAAACAATTCCATCTATTACTTCAGGCTCTGCATGTATAACAAACACAGGCCATGTTATTCTTCTATAATCCATCATATCTAAATTTTGTTTTATTCCCATTAAACATAGTAAAATATTTTTCTTTTTCTTGTTCATAGGTACTGTTAAATAAATAAACACACATAGAGATTACTTCCCCTTGTGTGTTAACATAATTTAACTGACTTTTCTGTAAATCCATAAGTGCTTGATAATATTGCTTATTCTGAATCCAAGCATGTTTTTTATTCAATATAAACTCATAACAACATTTAGCCCCTTTTGGAAAGTGCTTCGGTCCAAAAAAATCATACCCTCTGTACTCAAATCTTACTAAAGACTTTTCTTTTATTTTTAATCCAAATCCAGCCTGAGTTCTTTTAGCTGTTATCTTAGAGTTTTTTATATCGTATGCAAATGATGAAGTCTCTCTGTCTATACCAGGTGTATCTGTAAATTCTTTTATCATTGCATCATTAACATCTACATAACTATATAAGTCTGTGTTTCTAACATAAGGTATTCTAGCATAGTGATGTAAAGCTTTCTCACGAAGATAGTCTAAATCTGGCTCTATTGCTATCTCATAAACCATAATGTTTTTTAAATTTACCCATACTGTAATCTTCGTCAATTTCAAAGTCACATCCAACTGGAGTACCTGGTATCATGATTCCTCTATCTTTTTGAATCATCTCTTGTAATTTTTCACAATATAACTCAACATCTTCTTCTTTTACTTCTGCAAGAATAGAGTCATGTACAAGAGCAAATATTTTCGCATCCATTCCAGTCTCGCGAATGTACTTCTGCATATCTATACCACCAAATAAATTGAGGTCGCTTGATACAGATTGTACAAGAGCATTTACACCAGATCGGATTTCGTGAGAAGCAACTTGCTTATCTCTAGAATGAGCATTAGGTAATCTTCTCTTTCTTCCAAAGAAACTGTAAATCTCTGCGTGTTCTTTGATATATTCTTGTGTGCCATCTAACCACTTCTTTAAACCTTTAAAAGATTTGAAGTAGTCTGCAATAACATCTTTAGCAGCTTCAGGTGAAAAGTATTCACCACTGTCTTTAGTAACCTGCTCACTAATCTTCCAAGGTCCTGCTCCATACATTATTCCGAAAGTAACAGCTTTTGCCTGTTGTCTTTCTATTGAAAAGTTCTCAGCAATATCCTCTACATTTCCAGGTAGATTGAATACTTGCTTAGCAATTGTACTATGGAAATTTCCTCCATCTTGAAAAACTTTCATTAGATTTTTATCATTGGCTAAAACCGCTGCACAATAAACTTCTGCTGTTGTTAAGTCCATTGCAACTATTTTATACCCAGGGCGTGCCTTGATACAGCCTTTCACGGTGGGGTTGTCACGCGGAAGCTGTTGCATGTTTAGTTTTCCACTGGACGATAGTCGCCCCGAAGTTGTTCCATGAAGGTTGAAACCTGTACGAAGTCTTGAATCCATGTCAAGATTTGGGATAATTTTATCTAAGTATGTGTTTTTTATCTTTGCTTTCTGTCGAATCTCAAGAATATGTTTTGGTACATCATGTATCTCTCCTAGTTGTCCCAGTACTTCTGCATCTGTGCTATGAGCGCCTGTACCCGTTTTCTTACCCGTTGGGGTTAGTTTCAAGTAATCAAATAACAATGCTCTAAGCTGTAAAGTTGAATTAGGATTAAATGCACCCTTGTCTTCTATATACTTTTTAACTTCAGGGAACTCATATAATTCTGTAATAGCAGCTTGTAAATCTTCATCCATACGCTTCTGCCCAAACTCTAGTCTTTGTTGGTCAAACGGTACTCCATTTTGCTCTACATCTTTTAGAAATCTAACTCCTTCTATTAGTAAGTTTTTGTATACTCCATACAATCTTTTATTTGTTAGTAAAGGTGGTTCAAATTTTTCAAACAATAGCAATGTTACTATGGCATCCATAGCTGCATAGGTTTTCATAACTTCAAAGGGTATCAAATCATAACTAAAGTCTCCTTTGAGTATTCTATTAGTTTTACAATAATTCTCTCTCCACTGGTCTAACTCAGATTCATAATCTCCAAAGGGAGTATGTTTAATTGCCAAAGTCTTTAGACCATGTCTACCAGGTACTTCATCAAACATGTAATGCATAAGCATTGTGTCTTCAAAATTAGGAAACTCAAAATTGAAATGATACTCAAACCATTGTAAATCGAACTTACTATTATGAAATACTACTCGTTTTTTAGTAAATATTTTTTGCATCAGTTCTTCAACTTCTTCATCTATTATAGAAGTATCAACATATACTCCATGCTCGGCCTTGTGAGACATAGAGAATCCTAGCATATAACCATTTCTAGTATATAAAGCTGAAGTCTCTGAATCAAGAGCAATATAATTATTCTCATGCTCATAAGCTTCTTGTAAATATTTCATTGCTGTTTCTTTGTCCTGTATTCCATAACATTGTTCGTCAGGTAAAGCTCTTTGTTTTTTATCTCCTTTGATGTATTTATTAATACTATCAATGGCTTTTTCAAACTGGTCTTTTGCTTCTGGCTTAAATTTTATCATTGCAGGATTGATTAATCCTAAAAACTTTTTATCTATAACCTGTCCATTAAACTCAGTCACAGAAGTCTTCTTAGTATAAAGTTTAAAAGGCTCTGCACCTACTAATATTAACCAGTCATACTGGTCTATATCTATTTCTATGTCTACATCTCCTTTTAGTACTTTCTTAATTGCTGGGTTAGAGCATAAAGCGTACCTATCAAAATCTCCTTCGATATATGTACTCCAGTTAACGCTGGACATTTTTGTTTCTATAACTGCTATTTTCATTTCTTTTCCTTTGGTCTGTGTCGAGAAGAAGATACTTCAAATCCTTCTGCTTGTTTTAATTTGTCTTGTATATGTATAAACTTTTGTTCTACAGTACGTTTGTCTGCGTTCATGCAAATATCACATATACGATATGTTATTTTATCTCCTGTAAGATTATCTTTTCTTCCAATCTTATTTGGCTTTCGTATATAACAAGCACATATATCACATTTATACATAATACTTTGCTATTTTTAAGTCTACTTCATTTTGTGTTAGACTGCCTGGGTCTTGCCCTTCTGCGAGTGGTATAATTCTGACATCAAATTCTAACTCTATTGCTAGGTTAGCTGCTACTTCTGCTCCTTGTCTTCCTGCAGTGTCTCCATCAAACATTATATCTACTCCTGATACTCCTTGTAGCTTAAGTGAATTTAACTTTTGAGTAGTTACTTTATTCACTCCAAATGCAGCTACTGCATTATATAATCCTTTATCCCATAAATTCATGGCATCTAGTATACCTTCTACTATTACTACTCTACCATTCAGAGGCTTAGCTCTTGAGGGTATGAAAGGAGTTTTTACACCTTGTGGTTGTAATAAGTATTTAGGTTTATTATCTATCATTCTTTGTTGGTCTGTTCCTAAGTATCTTCCTACAAATCCAAATATTCTTTTATCAGCTTTATACAAAGGAAATACAATATAACCTTTATAGCCACCCCCATCCCATGTAAAGGCATCCCATTTCTTAAGAGTGTTTGCTTTTAATACTCTACCATTATGAGTCCAATTACCTTCAAATCTTCTTGCAGCAGTAGGCATTTTAAATCCTGTTGTTTGTGAACGGATATCATCTATTTTATTTTGAATACGAGCTATGGCATTTTCTAATCCTGTTTGTGGTCTGCCAAAATGAGTAAACAAGTTACCTTTAAATCCACATGAAAAACAGTTAAACATACCAGTACCCTCATCTATTCTCATAGAAGGGTTAGTATCGTCATGTTCAGGATTCAAACACTTTACTACTAAATCTTTTCCTGATTTTTCGTACTGTATGCTTTTATCTCTTAGTAGTTCTTCTGTTGTCATATTCTATATTATATCAAATTTGTGAGTTGTTGTCAAGAAGTTTTTTTGACTAACCATGAACTATCTGAAAATACGGTAATATTTTCTTCTCCATATCTTTCATTAACAAGATTAACTACACTCATCCATGCTCCACTATAATCATGTCCCGCTATAAAACCGCCTGGTTTTACTTTGTTTTCATACATATCTAGGTCTAGTCTTAGAGCTTCTGTGGTATGTTCTCCATCAACATATAAAAAATCTATAGTATTATTTGCAAACTTCTTTTCTACACGAAAGCTAAAGTTTTCTATAGTTGTTATACTGTCAAAATAACTTGTGTTTTGTTTATATAATTTTTTGATAGCCCAAGCATAGTTCATTAGGAAAGGGTCTATTGCTACAATCTTATCAAAGAAACCTGAAGCTCCCCACATAAATGTAGACTCTCCTGCATGACTTCCAATCTCAATCATATTTTTTCCTGTTGCCCCTTTCCATTGGCTATCCAAATAGCAGATTAATTCGCAAAGTCCTATTACTTGATGATTTGCACCACCTCTTTCAACTAACCACTCTTTTGGTGGGTTGAATCTCATACTTCCTTCGCCTATTACATCTGCTTCAAATTTCACAGTATCGTGCCTTGGGGTCAAAATACTTAGCAAGTTCACTTAGTTCTTCATCGTCTCTGAATTTTTCATACAAATCTTCTAAGTAAATTACTCTTGCCCCTAGTGTTTTTGCGACTTCATGAAGTGCGGTTTTTTGATTTACAATATCGTTTATTACTCCACTCTCGTGCATTCTTAAAGTTAGTTTTTGAGGTTTATACTTACCATACCAAGTATTATATTTTATAGCATGCAAAGCAGATAATATTCTTGCTCCTTCGTTTCTTCTATCTAAACAGATTACTAAATCAAATTCATGTGCAAATTCTACACAACCTTTAATACGACGAGATGGAGGTGCACATATTTTTACTATACCTTCTCCATCAGGTTTTCTAATCTGTGACAAAGTAACTCTGCCTTCCTGATAAGATATTTCACTTGGATTTAAATCAGTATTAAAAGGCTCTGAACACCAAGGTAGATGCCACTCTTTATGTAAAGCAAGTTGTAATTGAGAACTGCCACATCTTCCACTGCCTATTATTAGTATTTTCATTTTTTATGTTTCCATGGCAATGTATCGCCTATCTTTTCAAATTCTGTCATCTTAGTTCCACTAGGGTCAGTATCGTAATCATAGTGTTGTGACTTCCATACTAACTCTGCCATCTGAAACCAAATAGCAACCATTCTATCTCTTTCTTGTTTTTGTCCCCAAAGATAAAACAGTAACCAATATTCTTTATCAAATCTACATACTCTAACCGTTTGGTCATGTATCTCTGGAAGGTCGACCGCGGCTCTCAATCTCTGAGAGCCAGCAATCGGGTACCAGTTTGGCATACACAGGAAGGGAGATTTAACCCCGTGCATGCGCAGACTGTCTATTAAAGGTTGGTTTGGCGGTACATTTGTTATGTTTTCTTGTACTTTCGGTTGCTCTAGCAACCAACCTATTGTTCTTGTGTACCAAGTGTGTGGAGGTAAAGGGACTAACTCGGCAGTTTCTCTACTTACTCTATCATATGCCATCGTTCATCTCCTTGTATTTCTGTGTCCATTCTTCTTCGTAAATCTTTCTAAAATCTTCTAGTGTAGGAAAAGGTACTTCTATACCTTGTACATTTGCATGTAGTAATCTTCCTAAGTATTTTTCATAGGCTACTTTTAATTGTGCTTCTGTGTATAAAATCATATTAGTTCCATGGTGGTTCGTCCGAATAACTCGTGCGTTTAGTTTTCTTTTCTTCATCTTCTTTGTCCATTTGTTTAACAACTTCTTGTTTAATAATTCCAGTCTTTGGACCAATCTTTAGTGTATTTAAATTGTACTCACTGATAAAATGTTTTGGAGTACCATTTCTAAGTTTTTTACATATAAACTTCATTTGACCAATAGTTTCTGCAGGTTTCTCTCCATAATCTTCTTCGGGTTCTACATCATCTACTTCGCCAGGGTCGTGTTTCTCTAATAAATAGAAAGCATCTACTGCGTTCTGTAAGTCTCTAGAGAACTTAATCTCTCCTTCAGGGTTAGTCTGACAAGCTGTAATAACCATACATTCAACTTCTTGTGCCAATCCTTTCAATGCTTTAGATATTTCTATCTGTTCAGTCCAGTCATACTGTCCTGCTCTATTTTGTATTCCTCTTTTAACCTGATTAATATAATCAACTATGATTACGCCAGGGTCGTGCATTGTTTTCATTTTGTTTCTGGTAACACTCATTATCTTTGTTAGAGATAGTTTTGGGTCATAATATATTTCTATACTAGGTGAGTCTTTCTTTAAAGTTTTTAATTGAGCAGTCATCATATCCCAACCTACCCATTGCCTAGGGACTGCGTCAAGTATTGGGGGTTCTTGTTCAAGAACTTCTTTTAATATTTCTTCGCCATTTTCATATCTACCCGCCCACCATGTGGCTAACTTCTCCCAATCTTTAGGGTACAGTCTTCTATACATAGTTCCTTCTTTATAATCTTCTCGTGGTACACCAGTTTGGGATGCGTGGGGGGATGTCAAGCCTAACGGTACGCCTGAGCATTGTGCAGCAATTCTTTGCATAATTTCTCGAGAGTCCATTTCTATTGTAAAATATAGGATTGATTTGCGTGGATAGTTGAGATATCCATTGTAAAGGGATGCAGCAATACTACTGCAAGTAAACGACTTACCCCCGCTAGATTTAGCGCCTAACAAAATTAAATTTGTGGGAGAGAAGGTGGTGTGTTGGTCGTATTCTTCATTCAAACCAAGGGGTAAGCGTTTCTTAATTTCATCATCTGAGTCGAACAGTTCTAGAGTTCTCATATTGTTTGCTTCACTTTCTACTTCTACTTTGTCTTCTACGTTGAGAACTATGTCTTGTAGTGTGTCTAGCTGTTCTTGGGCATCTTCTGTTAATATTGTTTTGCCCAGAAAAATCTCTACTTCTTTTAAGATTTCTGATTGTGTAAATTTGTTCTTGAGAAAGTCCAATAGAATGTGAGGCTCTACGCCTACTTCTAAAGTCTCAAGGGATGCGATATGCTCTTTTTGTTCTTCGGGCATTGGCTCCATCATGGATAGAGCTTCCCAAGTAGGCAGAGCTTGCCTATTGTTTACTTCTTTTTCTATTAATTTAAATATAGCACGTTCGGGAGCAGTTTCAGGTATATAATGTTCTTGTAACTCAGCCCAAGTGTCTAAGTCACCATCTGTAATTATTTTATTTAGTAATGCGGCTTCGAGTTGCAATTCAATCTCCCAAGTGAATTATATGTAAAAAGATAGGGCAGTCCTAAGACCGCCCCAATAGAAAGACAATATTAGCTAATGTCTTTTTTAGCAGCGCCGTTATAGTCGGAACACTGTATGCCTCTTCTAGTAAGCATAGTTTTTACGCCTCTAGGAGTTTTGCCGATTTCATCAGCGATAGATTGAACTGACATATCTGTAATGTCCATTCCTTCTAATGGGTCATTCTTTGAAGAACCCTTTGTTTCTTTTTGCTTAGGTATCGCGTTGATAACTTCAGCTCTAAGAAGTGATAAAGCTTTTCCTCTGATAGAGTTTACACTTCTACCTAAGGCTTCTGCTATATCTTCGATGAAAGCGTTATCGTTAACTAATGCTACGAATTGTGCTTCTTCATCTTCATTGTAAGACTTAACAGTCTCAACCTTAGGAGCAGGTTTAACATGTTCTGTTAACTGCATAGAAAGGATTTTTCCTTGAATAGATTTTGCACTAAATGCTCCACCTTCAAAGTTTGCAGCGATTTCTGCATAAGTGTAAGAACCGCTGTTGTCTGATACAAAAGCTGATAAAGTAGCTTCTTGTGAATCAGAGAAAGATTTAGTTTGTGAAGCAGAAGCTAGTTCTACGTCAAAACCCATCTTTCTTAATTTAGAACTTACTGACCTAACAGAAGTTTCTAATTGTTCTGCAGCGCTAGCTACAGTTGCCTGTGATACAGGGCTTTCGTCACCGACAAAAGAAGTTAATTCTGAAGTTCTTTCGTCTGTCCATTTTGGTAATGCCATTTTAATTTTCCTCAATTAAATGTTTTAGATTTGTTATTATTAAAACACCTCGGTCACGAGCTGTCTGTGTCTTTGCTGACTCAATACCACT